CGGACCACACGAAAGAGCAGACGGTCCGGTCCGGTCAGCGTGCCGGTGAGACGTACATTCCCAACACACCGTGGAAGACGAACTACCGCGAGATGGTGGAGAAGACGGGCCTGATCAACGGCCTGCGTTTCGCTCCGAAGAGCGCTCACCTCGCGCTCGCCACCGCCGTCGATGACTCGGTGCTGTCGGTCCGTCGCGAGGCTCCCGCTGAGCTCACGGCGACGACGGAAGACGGGCGCACCGAGGCCCTCGATCTCGCCAACCAGGAGGGCGACCAGTGATCACGGTCAGCTTCGGCAACGCGGGCCGGGCTGAGGTCGTGCGGATGACGGTCGACATCGAGGGCGCGGAGTACATCGCCGACGTGATGGAGTCCGAGCAGTGCCGGACAGGCGACCACGGCGCGCGCGACATCGCGGCCGAGATCCGGGCGGCGCTCGCGATCCGAGAGGAGACGCGCCAGTGACCGCGCAGATGGATCTGAACGCCACGCTCGCGGCGTGGTCGACGCTCACGCTCGACTACCGCGAGCAGGCGCCGAAAGCCGCCCGCGCGGAGGCCGCGTACCGGTCGACCCGGGCCCGCGAGATCCGAACGCTGATCCTCCAGGACAACATGGCGGTCAGCCGCGCGGAGTACGTCGCCGACGGATCCCCCGACGTCGAGGCGAAGCTCCTGGAGCGCCTGGTCGAGGAGGCCACGATCGACGCGATGAAACAGCGCCTCAAGTGGTTCGAGGCGGAGTGCGATCGGCTCCGGTCGCTCGTCGTGACGGAGCGGGTGCAGGACGGCCTCCACACGCAGTACGGGCAGGGCTGACGTGAAGCTCAAGCGATGCCCGGACTGTCGCGGTGCCGGGTTCCACCGACCGAGACTCCGCGAGACCGCCTACAGCACGTGCAAGCGCTGTGAGGGGACCGGTTCCGTCGGTGGGGACAAGGACATACCCCCCGCGATCCGCGCCCTCGTCACAGCGCGGTCTGGGGGCGTCTGCGAGGTCTGCCACCGTCGACCGGCGACCGACAAGCACCACCGCCGCTTCCGGTCCCGCGGCGTGGATCACAGCGTGGAGAACCTCCTCGACGTCTGCGGTCCCGGCAACGTGTTCGGATGCCACGGCACCGCGCACGGTCATGCCCCCCTCCTCGGCACGGTGATCTCCTCCTACGACGCGCGCAAGCCGTCCGAGATCCCGTTCACCGACGCACTCGGCTACGTCTGGGTGCTCTCCCCCGATGGCACGAAAGCGAAGGTGCGCTGATGTATCGAGACAGCATCCGGGCCTCCAGCCGCCCGGTCACGAAGCTCCCGGCAGACGTGTGGGTCTGTACCCGGTGCGGCTACCTCTCCGACAACGGGAAGCCGCATCCGACCATGGAGTGCGCGTCGTGCCGGCTGGCGCAGAGCGAGCCGAAGCGAGTGCAGACGTTCCGCGAGGTCGCGTCCGGCATCCCGGGTCTCACGACCCCGTGCCGCGCGTGGCTCCGGGAGTTCTCCGACGATGACCAGCCGATCGACGGGAACGGCTTCGCGGTCATGCCCGGTCACCGGATCTGCGGCCACTCCGACTGTGTGGCGCCGTCGCACGTCGAGTCGAGCGATGCCCTCCTCGTCGCATAGTCCGAAGGGGCACGGGAACGCGACCGCCGTCCAGCTTCACCGTGCTCGCCGAGAGGCGCTCTGCGTGCCGTGCACCGCATACGTCGAGTCGCTCCACACTGAGGGTCTCCGGACGATGACGGTCGTCGCCGAGGAGTATGTCGAGGTGACGGTCCGCTTCCCGCGGCCGACGTTCTGGCGGCTGGCGGAGATCGCCGAGGGCACCGGGCACAAGGTCGAGGATCTCGTGGTCACGCAGTCGCTCGCGGCCCTCGACCGGCCGACGCCGGGGAGGAAGATCACGCCCCGACAGGAGCGCGAGATCCGCGAGCTCTGGGCGGCTGACAAGTCGGTCGCCGAGATCTCGCGGAAGACCGGCGTGACCCGGAAGGCGATCAGCGATCGGCTGGATCGCTGGGGCCTGCCCGGCAACCGCGGGGTAGGGCAAGCTTGGCCGGTGGGCTCCAACGGCAGACGACACGCAGAGAAGGAAGCAGGCTGATGGCTGGCGAAACGATCATCACGACGGTGGGCAACCTCACCGCCGACCCGGAGCTCCGGTACACGCAGAACGGGTTGCCCGTCGTGAACTTCACGATCGCGTCGACCCCGCGCAACTTCGACCGGCAGGCGAACGAGTGGAAGGACGGCGAGGCCCTCTTCCTCCGATGCTCTGCCTGGCGCGAGTTCGCCGAGCACATCGCCGGCTCGCTGACGAAGGGCATGAGGGTCATCGCGACCGGGCGGCTCAAGCAGAGGAGCTACCAGGATCGGGAGGGCGCGACGCGCACCGCGATCGAGCTCGAGGTCGATGAGGTCGGACCATCGCTCCGATATGCCACCGCACAGGTCACCAGAGCCGCGTCCAGCGGCGATCGGGGTGCAGGTGGATCGAGGACTACGGACTGGGATGCCGCGAACCCAGGGAGCCAGCAGGCGACCGACGCGGATGCCTGGCACGTACCGCCAGCAGGGGGCACGTCCTCCTACGGCGACGACACGCCGTTCTGACGGCAGAGAGAGGAACAGGGATGAAGATCAAGAGTGCTCTTCCGAAGGGCGACAGCAACGGCATCTCGCCGCTGGAGCCGCGGATCATCAAGAAGTCGAACCCCGTCGTGGCGCTGGTCGTGCTCGATGAGGCAGGCCGCTACCAGGACCACGAGACGCTGGAGTGGGAGGTCACCCTGCGCATCCGCCGCATCGAGGCGCTCCTCGCCGAGGACGTCGAGGCCGCGACCCGACTCCTCCAGCGCGCCTACGAGTCGCGCACGGGCGAGTCGACGCTCCCGCTCGAGCTTGAGAACGACATCAGGGACGCGCTCAAGGGCGTCGATCTCTACGTGCCGGAGACTCAGCAGGCGGAGCCGATGGCGGTGCCCGACGGCGGCTACTCGGCGATGAAGGTCCCCGAGCTCCTGGCCCTCCTCAAGGGCCGCGGTCTCGATCACAGCAAGGGCACGAAGACCGAGCTCATCGGCCGGCTGGAGGGTGCCGACGCGCTCGCCGACAGTGGCGAGATCGAGCGGCCGTCGAACGTCACGTCGATCTTCTCCGACGGGTCGGACTACCAGCCGAGCGACGCCGACGCCCCGCCCGCCGACGACAGCGAGTGGGAGGACGCCGACCCGGCGAACGCGACGCCGCCCGAGGAGATCCCCGAGGAGCCCGGGTACAGCATCGACCCCGAGGACGCCGACGATCGCGAGGAGGCGTGATCGTCGGAGGTCTCGACATCAGCCTGAACGGCACTGGCGTGGCCCGTCTCGATACCGAGACGGGCCGCGCCCGCGTCCGGCGCCTGAACCCCGGATCTCGGGTGGGCCATGACCGGCTGGAGTTCGTGGTGCGGGAGGTCACCGAGGATCTGCAGGGGTGCGACATCGTGGGCGTCGAGGGCTACGCCTACAACAGCCGCACGCCGGTCGCCGAGATCCACGAGCTCTCCGGTCTCCTCAAGCACCAGCTATGGCGGCGGAAGATCCCCTACGCGCTGATCCCGCCGTCGAACCTCAAGGCGTACACCACCGGCAACGGCAACGCGCAGAAGGTCGACATGCTCCGCGAGATGCAGAGAACCTTCCCGGCGCTGATCCTCGGCTCCGACGACGAGGCCGACGCCCTGGCGCTCGCCGCCATGGTCTGCGCGTGGAAGAAACAGTGGGTCGACGCGCACCGCCTCCGGTATCCGCACGAGTTCGAGAAGTGCGCGTGGCCGAACCAAGCCGGCGAGCCGCGGATCATCCGCAAGCCCCGGAAAAAACGACCTCGCTTCGACTAGACAGCCGCCCCATTCCTCCCATAGTGTGAAGACATCACAACGGATCACCACCCGGGACACCGGGCCGTCGAAGGGACAGAGCAATGACCACCACCACCACCCGCACCCCGGAGCAGGAAGCGGCCTACGCCCGCCTGACCGGCGACGCCACGACGGTCGCCCAGCAGGCCAAGGTCATCCCGGCCCACGGGCCCCGCGAGGTCCGCAAGCTCAAGGTCGTCCAGTTCGGTGAGCTCACCGACTACGTGTACATCGTCCGCGACGGCAACGGGCAGATCCTCGACATGAGCGGTCGCCCGAAGGGCTCGATCGACCTGGACGAGCTCCAGAACGCGCTGGTCATCCCCCCGGGGGCGCCGGTCGGATCGTCGGCCCTCTCCTACTTCCGGATGATCGACGCGCTGGCTGAGGCGGGTCTCTGATGGCTACCACCGAGCAGGTTCAGCGAGTGACCGTCGCCACCCTCCAGCTTGAGAAGCTGGAGCGCAAGCTCGCGGACGCCCGCACCGCGATCCGCGCCGCGCAGGAGCTCGAGCATGAAGCCGAGCAGGCAATCCACCGCGCCCAGCAGGAGCTCCGCGAGGCGGAGGCCGCGCGCGACTCGAACTTCTACCCGGTCGGCACCCGGGTCCGTCACCACCACTGGGGCGACATCGAGGGCACGGTGGTCGAGTCCGACGGCACGGGGGTCGCGGTCCAGCAGGACGGCGCGACCGGCCCGAGCTACGGCTTCACCTCCCGCGAGTGGGTGCGTCTCTGATGGCCGTCCGGGAGATCCACGCGATCAAGCGCCTGCAGAACAGCGTCAACGGCAACCCCCGGCTCGAGGTCCGCTTCGTCGGCGAGCTCGGCCCGCACCGGACCATGCGCGACAGCCAGGCCGGACTCAACGCGGCGAGCACGCTCGCCGCCAACCCCCCGGACGCCCAGGGCGTCAAGGTCGACGTGCAGTTCGGCGACGGGGAGATCATCGGCTGGGAGGAGGTGCGCTGATGGGCTGGATCCTGATCGTCATCGGCGCCGTCTTCTGGGCGATCGCCGCCGACATCGACCGCGTGTTCAACTCCGGCGACGTGCTGGGCCTGGTGCTCATCATCGCCGGGGTGCTCGTCCTCACCGGGCGCCGGAAGTGAGGCGCACGGTGGTCACGATGACCGTCGTGACCGAGCTCGCCGGCGAGGCCGTCACCGACTACCTGGAGCGCGCGATCGCGCCGATGCGGGCCCACGACCCGGGGCTCGAGGCGACCGTGCTCCAGGCCCGCGGCATCGTGCTCCTGATCGACCGGAGACGCCACGAGATCCGCCCCCCGGGAGGCCCCATCCTGCCGCTCACAGCGCGTCAGGTCCGTCTCCTGGACATACTCCACACCCGACGACACGCCCCCCTCACAGCGGCGCAGATCGCCGCCGAGCTCGGCGTCGACACGAACGGCTCGCAGGTGACGATCCGGGCCCTCGTGCATCGGGCGCGCGAGCGGATGGACCGCTACGCGAACGCCATCGAGACCTACCGACACCGCGGCTATGGCTGGTCGCCAGACTTCACCCTGCAGGAGATCCCCCATGACTGAAACCGGCATCATCAACGCGCTTGCCACCGCCCGCTACACGTCGTGGGCGCCGTGGATGGGCACGCCGATCGCGACGTCCATCGGCAAGCCGAAGTGGATGCCCGGCATCGAGCAGTTGCGGCCGGCGGTCCCGTTCGGCGTCTTCGGCGAGTACGACACCGAGTTCGCGTACCGGGTGGCCTACGAGGCCCTCCTCGACAAGGGGAGCGCCGCCCTGCACCGCGAGCTCGTGCGGCTGTCGGCGAAGTATCCCGGCGAGCGGCTGGTGCTCCTGTGCTGGTGCGACATCACGAAGGCCGGGAACTTCTGCCATCGGCGGATGCTGGCCGACTGGCTGGCGACGAAGGACGTCGAGGCACCGGAGCTCACCCTGAACGACCGCGGGCCGACGGTCTACGAGGACGCCCCCGGACCCGGTGGCCCGGCCCACGTCCGGGAGCTCCTGGCCGAGCCTCAGCCCCTCTTCGGCGAGGACTTCCGCTGAGCCTGCTACGGTAGTGCTCGCAAGCGCCAGTAGTTCAATGCGAACGTCCCGCATCCGCGGGGAGCTCCGGGTTCAAGTCCTGGCTGGCGCTCCAATCTTTCTCGGGGAACAGCGGGAGCGCAGATGTTCAGAGGCTCGATCCCGGCCGACATGCAACGCATCCTCGCCGAGACAACGGCAGGGTGGAACGGCAAGGGTCAGCCGCTCTACATCGGTTGCTCCGGCAACCTCACGATCGAGCGCACGATCTTCCGGCAGGGCTGGAAGCTCCACGGCAACGACGTGCTCATGTACACGTCGGCGCTCGGGTCGTTCTGGGCGGGCAAGCCGCTCGACTTCCGGCTGAGCGATGAGGCCAAGGTCGAGTTCCCGTGGGTGGCCGACTACGAGTCGACGGATCTCGACCGGCTCGCGACGATGATGCTTCTCAGCCGCATGGTCGAGGTGCTCGGCAAGACGAACCGCTACTACGCCCGGCTCCGCAAGGCGAACGAGGACCAGTGGCCCCGGATGCACGCGGCGACGAAAGCCCGGCTCGAGGCCGTCGACATGAAGCTCGCCAGCTTCACTCCGGAGGACGTCTTCACGTGGATCGACCGCGTGCCGAAGGATGCCCCGGTGGTGATGTACCCGCCGTTCGTCGGCGCCGACACCGCGTTCCAGAAGGACTTCGCGAACCTCGAGCGCATGTTCGTCTGGCCCGGCAAGCCGACGTTCGGTGAGCTCAAGCAGGAGCACCTCACGGCGCTCTACGAGAAGATCATGGACCGGCCGCTCTGGCTGATGGGCATCAACGTGCGGCTCCCGCAGATCGAGGAGCACCGCGTCGCGATGACGCAGACGACGAACCGCGGCGTGCCCATTCACGTCTACTCCAGCAAGGCCCCGACGCGCATCGTCGTGCCGCGGCAGATCACTCAGCAGTTCACCGCCCCCCACCTCAAGGCGGGCGAGCGCATCGGCGAGCGGATCTCCCTCGCGGTCCTCTCCGAGGCGCAGTTCTCGGCGCTCCGGTCCAAGTACATGAACCCGCACATCAGGCCCGGCGCGAGCTCGCTGGCCCTGGCCGTGCTGGTCGACGGCAAGCTGATCGGCGTCTTCGCGTTCAGCTTCGCGCCGACGCCGGCGAATTGGGACTCGCACCTCGACGGGCCGCACGCCTACCTCCTCTCGGACTTCCCCGTCTCCGGGACCAGCTACCGGCACCTCGCGAAGCTCGTGCTCTATGCGTCGCTGAGCACCGAGGCGAAGGCGCTCGCCGAGCGGTACGCCCGGAAGCGCTGGCGCGCGTACACCACGACGGCGTACAGCAAGCGGCCGGTCTCGATGAAGTACCGCGGCGTGCTCAAGCTCCTCAAGCGCCTGGAGAACGACGCCCTCGACAAGGCGTGGGCGCGCGACATCGACTCCTCCGACGCCTACTACAGCCAGCCCTACCAGTTGCAGTACGGCGGCGTGATGGGCCAGTGGTCGCTCGCCGAGGGGTTCGAGATCTGGAAGCAGAGAAGCGGAGTGTTTGACGATGGTGCAGAAGCCCGAGCCGATCAAGACTGAGATCCGGCAGTTCGACCCCCGCGAGCTCGTGCTCCTGGAGGAGAACGCCCGATTCATGCGGCATGAGCAGTTCAACCGCCTGGTGGCGAACGTCCGACGCGACGGCCGGCTGACGTCGGTGCCGCTCGCGTGGCGGATGCCCGACGGCCGGTATCAGGTGCTCTCCGGCAACCACCGCACGAAGGCGGCTGTGGAGGCCGGGCTCGAGCTCATCGACGTGATGGCGATCGACCAGGACCTCAGCGAGCAACAGCGCATCGCGCTCCAGCTTTCGCACAACGCGATCGCGGGCGAGGACGACTCGACCACGCTGGCGTCGCTGTTCGAGAAGCTCGAAGACATCGACTGGCGCGAGTATTCCGGCCTGGACGACAAGCTCCTGGATCTCCTCCAGCCCGCCGACATCGCCAGCATCAGCGAGGCCAACCTCGACTTCCAGACGCTCACGATCGTCTTCCTGCCGGACGAGCTCGACCGCGTGAAAAAGTCGATGGAGGCCGCGATGGCGCTGGTGTCGGCCGACGAGACGTGGCTGGCCCGGTACAGCGCGTTCGACGGTCTGATGGAGGCGCTCGCCGACATCAGCAAGGCGTATGACGTGACGAACACCGCGACCGGGTTCGATCTCTTCCTGGAGGTCTTCGACCGGCACCGCGAGGAGATCCGCGACGGCTGGTACGACCAGGAGACCGACACGCTCCGGCGCAAGTCGTGGATCCCGGTGTCGTCGGTGACCGGCCTCTACGCTCCGGCCGAGGAGATGCGCCTGGTGCTCAAGGCGCTGGAGAAGATCAAGCGCGGCGACAGCAAGATGCCGTCGTGGCAGGCGCTCGTGGAGCTCGCGCGCCGCTCGCTCCAGGAGTGACCGTGGGCGTGCTCGACAGATACCAGCTAGACGCCTACCCGTGGGAGCGTCGTGATGGCGAGACGGAGACGCAGTACCGCGCGTTCATCGCCTACCGGGATCTCGGGCCGAAGCGCACGCTCCGCGCGGCCGCGTGCGAGCACTACGGCATCGCCCCTGCAGACTTCGACCCGAAGTCCGGCAAGATGCGGACGTTCGAGCGGTGGTCCGGCGCGAACCAGTGGGTGATCCGCGCCGAGGCGTTCGATGACTGGTCACAGGCGCTCGCCGACCAGGACAACGCGGCGGCGATCATCGCGATGAAGACCCGGCACGCGCGCATCGCGGAGGCGGCGCAGTCGAAGGTGGTCGAGGCGATCCAGAAGATCGACCCCTCGAAGATGAACCTGTTGCAGATCGTCCAGGTGTTCGACATCGCGGTCCGCAACGAGCGGCTCGCTCGAGGCGTGCCGGCGTCGGTCGACGCGATCGTGGGCGCCGAGGCTGACCAGGGCCGGTCGGAGCCGATCTCGGACGAAGCGCTGATGGCGAAGATCAAGGCGTGGCGCGCGTCTCGCGACCCGGAGAATACGATCGAGGCTGGAGAGCCTGGCGGAGAAGCGCCAGACGGCGATCTGGAGCCCTAACGTGTCCGACCTCCTGGAATCACTCACGGAGCTCAGCCCGGACGAGCTCGAGGCGTTCTGGAGCTCGCTCAGCAACCAGGAACGCGAGATCTGGGACGGCGTGCTGAACAAGGCCCTCGGGTCGAAGTTCGGCGGCTGGCGCTACGAGCCGATCGCGTTCGTGAACGAGTGCCTCGGCGAGCCCACGTGGTCGAAGATGCGCGAGATCCTCGACTCGGTGCTCCGGTACAAGATCACGTGCGTGCCCGCGGCGCACTCGGTCTCGAAGAGCCACACGGCGGCGCGCGTCGTCGCGTGGTGGATCTCGGTGCACCCCCCGGGGACCGCGCTGGTCATCACGACGGCGACGACGTTCCAGCAGGTGAAGACGATCCTGTGGCCGCACATCAGGAAGATGCAGAAGCGCCACGACCTCCCCGGCCGGACGAACACCACCGAGTGGATCGTGCCCATGGATGACGGCTCCGACTGGCTCGCCGGCTACGGCTTCTCGTCGTCGGACAACGACGAGTCGTCGGTGCAGGGTCGCCACGCGCCGCACCTCCTGATCGTGGTCGATGAGGCGGGCGGCGTCTCGCACGAGATGGGCAAGGCGCTGTACTCGCTCCTCACGGGTGGTCACACGCGGATGCTCCTGATCGGCAACCCGCCGACCGACGAGGAGAACAGTTGGTTTCAGAAGCGGTGTGAGTCCGGCCGCGCCAACACAAACGTCATCCCGATCCCCGTCGGCGCGACGCCGAACTTCACGGGCGAGGACGCCGGTCTCTGCGCATCATGCCCCGTCGGCGTGCCGCCCCACCCGGCCGCGTCGCACCTGGTCGACCGGGCCTGGCTCGAAGAGGTGATGGAGGAGTTCGGCCCGGACAGCGCCTACGTCGAGGCCCGCGTGCACGCCCGCTTCCCGACGTTCGTGCAGGACAAGGTGATCCCCCTGACGTGGCTCGAGCTCGCGCAGACGAAGAGCTTCCCCGACGAGCCGGCGCCGCGCGGCCGCATCCACCTCGGGGTCGACGTCGCGGCCGACGGCGGTGACGAGTTCGTGATCTCCCGGCGCACCGGGATGCACGCGAAGGTCGTGCATCACTCCTCGGGACCGCAGAACGAGAACAGCGCCGTCGTGGCCGACACGGTGGTGCGCGAGATCCTCAAGGCCGAGGAGCTTCACCGCGAGTGGGGCATCGCTGAGCCGGTGCGGGTGAAGATCGACTCGATCGGCGTCGGCTGGGGCGTGGTCGGAGACCTGATCCGCCGCGGCGAGGAGGGCAAGCACGGCGCGCAGATCATCCCGGTCAACGTGTCGATGACGGCGAACGACCCGGACAAGTTCGACAAGATCCGCGCCGAGCTCTGGTGGAACCTCCGCGTGCTGGTGAAGCCCGACCAGATCATGTCGGAGATCGGCGGCAAGCTCGTCCCCGGCGTCCTCAACTACACGGGCCCGATTCGGCTGGACGTCGACACGCGCACGCTCGCGCAGTTGACCGCGCCGCAGTACCGCACCGACAGCGCCGGGCGGATCACGATCGAGAAGAAAATCGAGATCAAGAAACGCACGGGCGGCAAGTCCCCCGACCGCGCCGAGGCGATCCTCCTGGCGTTCTACGAGCCGCCCGGCGCTCCGGCCCTCGGGGCCTTCACGGCGATCAATATCCCGAAGGCTGAGCGGTCCTGGCGGCAGTCGTAACCCGGCGCGTCGCACGTGCCGCTTCGCCCGGGGTGCGGGAGACTGGGGGCGCTCGCGTTACCGCCCCGGTTAGGATGCCACCATGCCCGACGCACTTAGCTCGATCGAGGCCGCGGCCGCGGCGCAGGACCGCATCGAGCAGGGGCTCCCGCCGACTCTGCAGGAGTGGGGCTCGACCGGTCTGAACCGCTCGGGTGGGCAGATCACCGAGGAGTACCTCCCCGAGCTCGTCGGCTCGCGCGGCGTCAAGGTCTACCGGGAGATGGAGACAGACCCGATCGCGGGCGCGATGGTCATGGGCCTCACGCGCCTCCTGGCGCGGCTGGAGTGGAAGATCGAGGACGCCGAGGGCGCCGGGCCGCTGGACGTGATGGCGACGGAGTTCATCGACTCGGCGTTCACCGATATGGACGTGCCGTGGTCGAACGTGCTGGAGGAAGTGCTCTCGATGGTCACCTACGGGTGGGCGTTCCTGGAGACGAACTACAAGCTCCGCATGGGCCCCGACCAGGCCGAGGACTGGCGGCGGTCGACGTACAACGACGCCAAGCTCGGCTGGAAGAGCTTCCGCATCCGCGGCCAGGAGACGCTGGTGCGCTGGATCTTCGACGCCCGCGGCAACGTCATCGGCATGGAGCAGATGGACCCGAACGGCGCGGGCCTCCGCCCGCTCCCGCTCGCCAAGGCGCTCCTGTTCCGCACGACCACGGTGAAGGACAACCCCGAGGGCCGCTCCATGCTCCGCGGCGCTTACCGCCCCTGGTACTTCAAGAAGCGCATCGAGGAGTACGAGGCGATCGGCATCGAGCGAGATCTCGCCGGTCTCCCGGTCGCGCGCCTCGGCCCCGAATACTTCGCGCCGGATGCCTCGGCCGCGCACAAGGCGACGCTCAAGGTGATGCAGGATCTCGTCTCGGCCGTGCGCATGGACGCCTCGGGCGGCGTGGTCCTGCCGGTCGCCTACGACGACCACGGCAACAAGCTGATCGACTTCGAGCTCATGGCCGCGGCCGGCTCGAAGCAGATCGACACGAACGCCGTGATCAAGCGCAAGTCCGAAGAGATGGCGATGAGCATCCTGATGGACTTCCTGATGCTCGGTCACCAGAACGTCGGGTCGTTCGCGCTCGGCACGGCGAAGATCGACCTCTGGACCCTCTCGGTCGACGCGCTCGCCCGCGGCATCGCGGAGACGTTCAACAAGTACGCGATCGAGCCCCTCCTGCGCGCGAACCGGATGCGCGTCGACAAGCCCCCGCGCCTGGTCTACGGCGAGGTGTCGAACGTCGACCTCGGGTCGCTCAGCACGTTCATCCGCGAGATGACCGACGCCGGGATGCTCACGCCGTCGCCGGAGCTTGAGACGTGGGTGCGCGAGGTGGCGAAGCTCCCGGCCATGACCGAAGAGGTCGAGGACATCGACACCCAGGAGCGGCAGGCGTCCCGTGACCTGGCAGTTCAGTAAGGCGGCGGCGAAGACGGGCCCCGGCCCCGAGGATCCCGTCAGCCAGGAGCGCGCGATCGCGAAGGTCGTAGCCGGCGCCCTCACGCGCATGGCGGCGGAGATCCCCGAGGAGGCCCTGGACAGCCAGGATGCCGCGCGGATCTCGGCGTCGATCCCGTGGGGCGTGCTCGGCCAGGAGCTCATGGCGGTCGAGACCCCGCTCCAGCGCGTCATCACGAACAGCGCGCGCGCCGAGATCCCGAAGGACCGGGTGGCGAAGGCGGTCGCGCTCGACCCGCTCCCGATCGACCTCGCCCTGATCAACCAGCTTGCCGTCGAGTTCGCCGCGGCCCACGCCGGGCGGCTCGTGGTCGAGATCTCCGACAGCGTGCGGCAGACGATCGCGAAGCTCGTGAGCTCCACGGTCGCCGGGCACCTCCCGCGGTCGGCGATGACGAAGATCCTCCGGGAGACGATCCCCCTGCACTCGGCCTGGGCGCTCGCCGTCGAGAAGGCCGCGGACCGCGCGTTCACCCGCGCGCTCGAGGCGGGCAAGACCCCCGCGGCCGCGGCGAAGGCATCCGGTCAGGTCGCGGCGAACCGCGCCCGCGCGCTCCTGAACCGGCGTGCGCAGAACATCGCCCGCACCGAGGCGATGACCGCGATGAACGAGGGCAAGTTCGCCGGCTGGTCGCAGAACGTCGCGAACGGCTGGGTGTCGCCCGACAGCCTCAAGGAGTGGGAGGAGGGCCGGTCGCCGTGCGATC